GCAGCCTGTTGAGGATAAAACTCCTCCGCAAGTTGCTGTTCCTGCTGGGCTATAGGCCTATCGTACTGTAGCCTCGCTTTGTATAAATCTGCCGCACTCTCTCCTGCTGAGGGAGCAGGTGTAGTTGGGGCTTGTTGAATCTCAGTTTTACTTCCTCCCATAATATCCTCCTATTTTGCTATTCTTAACCATTGTTCACGTGTGTATAATTTATTCCTCAAATCATATTTCCTTCGTTTATACCAACCATATTTTGCCCACGGTACACGGAGCATAACTTTACGTGTGAGTTTCTTAATAAAGTTCCCACGCCTGAGTTTAGGATTGATATATAAATCTTCGATATATACAAATTCCCCATCATCTTTTATTCTTCCTAAGTTATCTTGGACTATGAAGTTTACTACTGCCTGTAAATTTCCTTTATCATCCAGTATGTATTCTAGCAATTAGTTTCCCTCTAAAACTGCCACCTTTGCCTCTAAAGTTTCTACTCTTTCTACAAGTTGTTTAATAGCTCCCAATGCTAACCCACTTAAAGTTGAGGTACTTATAGACCTCTTATCAGTTCCCTCTACTAAAATTATCTCTCCATCATCATCAGTGGAAAATACCCACTGAGGTAAACTATCATCATCCCAGTAAGCAAATCCTTTATCGTTGTAGACAATCTTATCGTCTATCTTTTTGGGTTTGATGTTTTTAATTATAGCTAAATCATCAACTTCAAATTCTTCTCCTGTTTTAGTGTCTTTCCTGTTGTCTAAAAAGGCTATGTCAGCTACATTGTGCCAATCGTCAGCATAACAATCATCCCATAAACTTGTACTTCCATTACCTTGGTCCATTACTTTAGCACCTTGGGGCATTAGACCTGTAGATAAAGTTCTATGTATAATATTTCCGGCAATAGAAAAGGCTAGCTCCTGAGAAATTATCAAATACATTCCTGAGTTTGTTTCATTTATAAAACTATAAGCAGGGTTAGCAGCACTACCTTCTGAAGCTAGAATCGAGGAAGCTGAACCATCTTGCTGTATTACTAATGCCGCCTTTGTAGATGAAGCATTGTCTTGTTCAATAAAAACAAGTTCTGATGTATCTTGGTCAGCATTTGAATAAACCCATAAACCGTATTGATTAGCCGCCAGGTCTCCGTCTTGAGAAATCTTCATACCATCTGAGGTTCCGCTATTAGTGATGAGAACCATTTCTTCGGTAGTTCCGTCACCAAATACAATAGTTTCAGTTCCTCCTATGTCGAATCTTATTATGTCTTCATCGGCACTTTCTTCTGCTTGGACCTTAGTGTCACTGTCGGCATCTTCAATATAAGTAGGTGCACCAGCGGCTGCTCCACTAGCAGCAGTAGTAATCCTACCGTCAACGTCTACGGTTAGATTAGTATTAGTATAGGCACCTGCTGTTACGGTTGTTGAGGCAAGTTCGGAAGCTCCTACTGCTCCAGTAGCAATAGCACTTGCTCCCACAGCGTTTGCGGCTATGGTATCAACACCGCCCTGTAAGTAGCTGAATATAACATCTTCGTTAGCAGTTACAGCCGCAGGGTCTATTGGTGTCTGTGATACATAATTGTGTTGTCTTACTGGAGGTGCTGCAAATACTGAACCCACAATAAAAATCCCGATTAAAAATAGATACTTCATCTTGTCCTCCTGTTATGGTAAATCTGTTAATTGTACTCCACGCCAAGTTGTTGACCCATCTACATTTATTTCTAAGTAATAATTCCCTCCAGTAATCAATAAAATGACATCTCCTACGTCTCCCTGGGTTGCCCCGTCTGGATTGACTGTTGTGCTGTCAATGTTGTATCTTCCATTAGTAATATCCCAAAACCTCTCTAATGTTTCATTCAGCATAGTTATCTGGTTAGAGTCGGATAAATCTGTAAGAATAGCGGGTTTTTCTACTCGTAAAGCATAAGTATCAAACAAAATAAAAATAAAGAATATAACTAAAAGTTTCTTCATTTTAAATCATAATTCCAGTGTATAAACTTATACCCGAACAGACTGAATGTCTGGTCTATCTCTGAATTAGAAAACTTATACTTAAATAGCCTTCCTTGGTCTGTAAGTTTGACTCTTTTAAATAAAGCCTCTGCTCCGCCCCAGACAGCATCACCCCATAAGCCTACATCCCATAATCCTCCTGCTGCCTGCAGTGAAACTTCAACAACACTCAAAGGAGAGTTGAAATCAAGCGTTGCGGTAATATCTAAGGTAGTTCCGCTTGAGTCATCAGCCCAGAGAAACATCTCGGATATTTGCTTTCTTCGTGCCGGTTCACCTAAGTCATACCATTTAGTAGTATAAGAAGCGTCTATTGAGCCTAAAGAGAAAAGGCTTGAGGAGTCAGGTGTGGTAGTAAAGGCGCTATCTACAATCAACCCTGTAGAAACTTGGTCTATTACAACCTTCTCCTGTCCATTCCCAGTTCCAGAGGTTATTGTTATTGTCGCACCTGTGGCGACATAATCTATTGCTGTATCAGTGACTATAATGGTTAAATCTGTAGCTGTTCCGTCAGCTAAGTCGTAGGTTAATCCTACGGCAGAAATACCATCTTCTACCCCCACCACATCATTATATAAATCATCAACATCATAATCATAAACTAAAGAAGCATAGTTACCGAAATAAATCCTTGTGTCGGAATCAGAGTCCACAACCTTAGCCATAGCGTTAGCGTCTATCTGGATGTGTTTCGTCCACTCTCCTATTTCGTATTGAAAGTCTAGTAATAGATTATTTGAGGTAGCGTTTGCCCCGTCTGTAACACAAAGAAAGTAATCCGAGCCGTCTTGAGCCGACACTGCGTATTGAAGTCTGGTAAGGTTAAGAGAACTAAGTGTGTTCGAAATAAGTATGGAAATCTCACCCAAGGAAGTCCCATCAAAGAAGTAAACTCTCTTGTCTTTAGATAAAAAAACTAAACCTTTTCTCTGGTTTAATAAGTTAATACTCTGGATAGAGTTCTTGGCAATACACCCTACGTTATCTACAACCTTAGAGACTACGAATATCTCATCTCCACCTACCAGAGAGACTTTCCATATTGAGTCGGTCATAAATACATATAAGTTATCATAAAGCTGAGCCATTCCATTTATCTCTTGTCCACCTAAAGCGGCTATGTCTATAAAGTTGTCGTCTTGGTATGTCTCTATTGTTCCTACATCAGACCACCTGAAACGAGTGGGGCGTTCTGTCCCTGCCTCTACGGTGTTTGCTAATATCAAATAGTTCTTAAACCAGGCAATGCTTTTGACTTTGGTTAGTGTGTCGCTTAAATCTGATACATCAAGAGCACCGAATGTTATTCCATTGGTTATCTTATAGGAAACGTTTACATCATTAGTAAGGATGGTTGTATCTAACGCTGTAGCCCAGGTAAATTGATAATCTTGGTCGTAGGTAATAACGTTTCCTATTTCTACCCAAGCTCCTGAATTATCGTAATATACCTTGTTAGCACAGACAGCGTACCTATGCTCCGTACCCGTAGACAATTTAGTGTAATATAAACCAGTAACAGCAGGAAAATAGTCCGTACCTCTCTGTTGGTTTATCCTATTGTTTACTGTTTGATAACCGAACCTCTTTTGTAGTTTAAGTGAACGTGTTAGTTTGACGTTTTGTATTGCTGAGGCTCTTGAATCTTGAACATTGGTAGGTGAGGAAGTATCATCCAAACCTCGAAATACTAATATTCCTTCCGAAGGATAAGCCACAGATTTATCCGCAGCGAAAGAACTACTTAATAGAATCAATATAAATGCTATCATTAAGATAGCAGTGGATTTCATTTTGCTACGAATTAGTTTTTTCATTAAAATCCTAATGACCAGTTATTATCTCCTATTTCAAAAACACCTGTATGCCTTCTTCTGTGTGTCCTTAAATGAGGGATATAATCAGGTTGTAATAAGTCAGACTTGACCATACTCTCAACTCCCCTGCGGTATAATTCTTGAGTTGTTATAACACGTTGGGAGTCAGGCTCTTGATGTTGGTAGATTTTAGTCAATGCCCCGAGTTTAACCACCCATAACCATTTATCGTTTATGTCTGGGACTTGTGAGTCGTGTTCTAATCTTCTTATGCTTGTGTAGTATTCAAGATAAATAGTAATAGCACTTGAGGGAATAGGATATAAACCTATTACTTTAAATCTTGGAGACCTTTCGTGTTCTCCCATAACCAAAAGAGTAGTAGAGGAAGTTTTCTCTGCTACGGTTATTAAACCCGCAGTATCATCTGACTTAGAAATCCTCATTGACCTTCCTGCGTCCCAGGTGATTGTTCCGTCGACTGCCGTGGTTCCGTTTAGAGATAGTTCTTCACTTCTTTTAATCCCCGAAGTGTCATAACCAGATAAAATAACTTTAATAGCTGAACTATCCGAAGCTGAAGAAGAAGATACTTTTAGTGTATCATCAGTAGATAACCTAACCTCAAGTCCTTCCTGTTCCCAAAATCTATAGAAAAGAGGATTACCCGTTTCTGTGGGATTAGGGATATAATCGTAAAATAGTTCATCAGGAACTTGCGATAATTTAAACGGGGAGGAAGTCTGCCTTACTATTGTGACTATATCCACGTCCCTTGGGAGTTGGTAGAACTCTGTGCTTGCTACGGTAGCGAAAGAGTGTTTCCTACGGTTAAAAGTCCATAGGTGCCTGTAGCCCTTAGTAGCCCAGGCAGGGTCGTTTATTTCCAGTAAAGTAAGATTGATAAACTCTCCAATTAAATCGTTTATCTGGGTTTCACCAGTTACCGATGCCAAGTGGCTTCTTATCTCAGATAAAGTTCTCATAATTTTCCTCCGATTGTATTACAAAAAGTGAAGCATAAATAAAAACAGCAAATATTGACACCATCCAAATGTGTGCCGGAAACAAGAATAAACAGTTAAAAAGAAACCCTACAAATATAGCCTTAATAGTTATTGTAGTTTTATCTTCTTCTACTTTTATCCTGAACCACTCCCAGATACAGAAAAGTATCGCAAGTAAACCTAAAAACCCCAGTTCGAAAGTAAAATGGAAGAACTCGTTGTGCAGGTGCTCCATCCTCCAGGTTCTGTCAAGTTTTTTTGCCCGTATTGACACAGAACCTAACCCCTTGCCTACGATAAACTTATCCTTTGATAATTCAAAGTGTTCTTTCCACACAGGTATTCTTCCACTAGCCGAAAATAGTTCAGGGTTTGCTTTACTGCGGTGAGGATACACAAAACCACCGGCAACTAATAACACAGCAAGAATAATCACAAAGGCTTTTTTGTTTATCTTAAACAGATAATAAAATGAAACTACGATACCAATAATTATCCCCGACATAGCCGGAGCAAAGGACATACCTGCCCAGAATAAAAGGATTATCCATATTGTTATAACCGAAATAATATTAAGTATCTTTTTGCCAAAGAACAACGGTAAACACATCCCAAGATAAGCTGATAAGTGGACAGGGTTTCCTACTAAGCCCGTAACGAAAATCTTATCAGTCTCAGGATGCCACACACCTTTGGATTCTTTAAGAAATTGGCTTAACCCAAACTTCTGTAAGATACAGAATACTATCGTGGCTATCCCAGTGTAGAACATCCACCTCAGAACGGTTTCTATATCTTCTTTGTTCAAGTATTGAACACAAATCCTATAGAAAAGAACAGCTATAAGGAAACAGGAAAAGGGTATTAGTGCTAATGTATGCCCCCCAACCTGTGACGACAACACATCGTAGTAGACAGTCTGTAACCCAACACAAAACAGGAGTATTCCTAATGATAGGTTTTTCACTCCTTTTCTTAATGGTTCGATGTAGAAAGAACAGCCAAACATTAAAAGAACCGCTATTACTATAAAGTAACCTTGAGCGTCCCAAATATCAACCTTCCTGAAAAGGAAGGGCCCTAAAGGACAGAAAACCAGAGTAAATAGGATTAGCCTACTTATAATGTTTCTCAAAACATTCTTTACAGATTACTCTTCCCTTATTGTCAACTTTATACATACTGGTTTTCTTGTGACACCAATCACATTTATACTTCTTTTCGTATGTAGTGTAATATGGTATGGATATTCCTATTTGACCACCTGGTGAAAATCTTGGCGTTGCACAACCTGTTAAAATAACACTAATTAAAATAATAAATAATTTCATAAAGACAAAGGGGGGACGAATCCCCCCTTCTTAGAAACTAATCTTTGTCATAAGCAATAGGATTCACCCAGATGATAGACATATTAGTGAAAGGTGCTGGGTCTACTTTAATACAAATACCCAGTGTGCTTTCATCAACAGCATCACCATCGTGGTTTGTGACTAAACCATTAGCGTCAGTTTCAACTATCGTGTTGACAACTACTGTCGTACCGGCTGCTTCCTTTACGGGACAAGGGCCACGGACTATGATGACACCCTGTTCACCATTAGCGATACCCTTATCAAAAGGAACTACACCAGCAGTCCAGATGTCACCAGCTGCGTCAGCTAACTTAACGTAATTAGTCTGGTCATCATAAAAAGTTCCATCAGGGTCAGACGTATCAAAGTCCCACTGAACAATTACGCCAGTAGCTATGTCAGAGCCAGAACCGTTGTAGACGGACTGTGTCCAAACAATGGGAACATTTTTAGGGTCTGTAACCTGTGGAATAGAGTCGGAAAAGGCAACCGCAGTTACTCCTAAGAATAACCCGGCCACCAGAAGAATAGATAGTAATCGTTTCATTGTTTTCTCCTGTTAGTTTTGAAAGTAAGTATGTGACAAGATTTACAAAGAGTTATACCGTTAGAAACATCAATTGGTACTCTTATCTTCATAACTACTTGTCTCACAATTACTAACCGGTTATTCCCGTAGCAACACCCTGAGTTCTCCGTGAACCGCAGGTAAGGTTACCAAATGTGTACATCAAAGCAATATCAGACAACTGATTGTGAGAAGGCTCGAAAGTAGTTGTCTGGTTATTACCTTGACTTAAAACCTGAAGCCATAAACCGTCTAAATCTATCATATAGATATAAGCGGTTGTAGAATTGTCATCAAACAGAACCGGCATAGTTGCATATACAAGATGCACGAAACTTGAGTCTGCCAATTCATTAGAAGTGTAGCGTAAGTTGGAAGTTAGACCTAATTCATAAAGAGCGTAGACTGCCTTAGTTGTGATTACTGCTTTAGGTCCGGTGTTTCCAAAGGTACAGTTCAGAAGCAGGGTATTCATAATTGATAACCCTGCCTGGTTGGTGTTAAAAGCTGCGGTTCCAGTTGTTTCGGTCTGATTTCGCCAGTAAGTGTTATCAGTCGCCGAAGGATCAATTCCTCCTACAGCTGTTTGAGTGGAAGGAGAAGCGTTGATTAAGAATGGTAAACCATCAAAATCCTTTACTCCTGTTCCGTCCTTCCAGCTCTGTGTACCCATCAACTGACTCATAGAAGTCTTGGCGTCATCCTTTACTTCCTTGACTAAATCCAGAAGTTTTTCCTTGTTACCTGCATTTTGAGCTATTTCAAACTTGGACAATACCAAAGAACCAGCAACTATCTTTATGGGATAGACTGCCCTTGTTACATTGTCCTGTAAGTCCGTTACAATAGGCTCAAGATGTGCGTAAGCCTTAAAACTTGGATTTGCCTTGTAGCGTATAGGATGAGTAAACTCACGTCCACCACTTTTTACTTTGATATTGCCCCTTTTATTGAGCATATAAAACAAAGCATTGTTGGTAGAAATGGCGTCAAAAACTTCGTTTGAGTGTTGCTGAAGGGTAGAGGAAACTAGTTTTGAGAAACTTGAATTACCAGTTGCCATTTTTTACCCTCGTTAAAGTTTTCCTTGCTGGTCTAAGTCCCAAAACTTATTGAAAGTTTGTTCAAACGTTTCATTAGGCTTGGGAAGTGCACCAGCTGACACACCAGAAGACTGCTCTACGTTAGCCTGTCTCTTCTGTTGTGTCTTTTGTTGTACTTGAGTTTTTGCCTTGACCGCTGCTTGTTTATCTATCCTGTCAAACAAAACAATTTTCCTCGCATCTTTAGGCGGATAACCTCGGCTAACCAAAGCCGCAACTTCTCGTTCTTCCTGCGAGCCTTGTTTAATGTCGGGGAAATCTTTGAAAAATTGTTCTGTCCTTAGCAGAGCGATTTCTTTTTTACCAATTTCAATCTGTTGCTTAAGAACAGAGTTCTCTTGCCTAGCGATTCTTTGAGCTCTTTCGTCTAAGTGACGATAGAACTTTTCAGTCTCAGCATCCATACCGGCATAGGGATTATCCTCTACTTTCTGGGGTTGCCTAGACGCTTCCAGTTGTTGTTGGTAAAAAGCAGCCTTGGCTTCCGCCTCAGCCTGTTTCGCCCTCAGTTCGATAAACCTTTCGTGGTCAGGGTGCCTAGGGTCTCCAAACCCCACCCCCTGGGTGCTTTTCTCCTCTTGAGTTACGTCTTTTTCCGCAGTTTCCGTCTGCGCCTCTTGAGGTTGTTGTTCTTGAGGGTCAACGGCTTCCTCTGTAACGTTGTCAGGATGAACGACTTCCTGTTCTACGTTCTGAGCTTCGTCAATCATCTTTTTCTCCTTTTACGTTGATTAGGAAACGACCCCTCCCAAAAAAATTATTGGGAAATAATATATATTAGCTTGGATAAGGTATTGGTTGGCCTAACTTGTTCCCTGGATTCTTCTTGGGAACAGGCAACCCCTCATTTTCTTTCTCCAGTTGGTCAAGGAGAATAGTGAGTAGTTTAGCCATAGCTTTTACTAAGTCACTATCTTCTCTCTCTGGAGCAAGTTTCAACCTATCATCCAATTCAAATTGGTCTAACGTTTGTTGTAATAGAGACATTAGAACCTCTTTGCTTTTTTCTCTGTAGAAATCTGATTTACAGTAAGGGGTGCTGCCTTCTTGGTTGAACCCTTTCCTGTTGCTGGGTTGTTGTAGGGACTCTTGGGATTTTTACTTGGAATCTTGTAGCCCGTGTTCTTCATCTTCTCCTCCTATTTGTAAAAATATAATGTTCTGCCCTTAATCTTTCGGGAGTTACCGACTAACTCCTGTTCGGTCTTGGGCTTTAGACCTTGTTTTCTACGTTCTTCGTTTACTGTATGCGCCAGTCGTTCTGTTCTGTGCTTGTCTCTTTCTGAGTCGTCAGCGTGTTTGAAACCTTTTTCTTTGAGATACCCTTCTCTCTCTTTGTCAGAAAGAAAGTTTTTGTTTAACGCCTTGTCGTGTAGTCCGTAGGGATTAACTTTCTTAATAAGCATTACCTTCTTTTTTTCTTTCCTGTTACTAAAGGCTGTTTACCTTTTTTCTTTGCTGCTTTCTTTTTCTTTTTACCTCTCGCCATTTTGTCTCCTATGCCATAGGCGCCCCTGCGCCTTTTTCTCCTGCTGCCGCTGAAATAATATCAGCGTTATTGGGAGGGGGGTTCTGTAGTAGTCCGGGAACTGCACCTACTGCTCCGCCTGTAGCTTGAGGAGGTAGTCCTGCCTGCATTGGGTTTTGAATAGGTTTGATTATCTTTCCCGGTACCTTAAACATATTGGGATGGAGTTTCATATACTCCCTGATAATCTCAACCAGTTCAATCTTCCATCCTTGAGCAGCGATAGCCTGTAGGACTCCCGGTCCGCCTAAGATGTTAACAAAGTTTTCAATTGACTTTCTCAACATAGGCAAATCAGGTTTCTCTACATTACCAACCTCTATCAAAAATCTATATTCACCCTTTGATAGCTTTTCAGACATATCACTGTCTATATCAGCCACCCAAGAATAGCGGGGAAGATTAGTATTAGGGTCAATAGACTGTTCACCTGTGATTAAATCTATCTCTTCAAAGGCAACGAACTGTTGCTCTACCTGCCAGAGTTTCCTTACTTGACGGGCTTGGAAGTCACTTACAATGTCAGATTTCTCCGCCAGTCTTAAGTTCATTCCTCCCTGACCTATCTGTGCCTCAGTAGCAGTCTGGGCTTGAGTGATACCTAACAACTGAGCTTTAGTCAAACCAGTCATTAACATCATTATTTCAAGAACCTTATCTATTAGGGCAACAAGATCTCCTTTTAACTGGGTGAAAGATGCCTCTTTAACTACTTCGTTAGGATTTTTGTTTGTATAAACATTAGCACCTATACCGCCTGTTTCTAGGGAAGCCTTTCCCTGGACGGTAAGTCCTGTTTCATCTACGAATAATTTAGGGACATATTTATCTACCTGTTCTAAGATGTTTTCTAGGGTCTGCTGGATTCTATCCTGAAGCCCTCTGATTTTAGTAATATCACTTATAGGATATAATCTGTGCCTGTGTTTGTTAAAAGTAATTAGTTCATATTGAAACCCATCCATCTCGTAAATAGACTCATCGTGTCTTAATGCTTGCCATTCGTGTTCATTTTTCGCCAGCGTTAGGATGTTAATCCCGTCTTCGGTCTTGTAGTGGATTTCATAGAGTATTACTATTTTGAAGTTTTCTACCTCTGTTTCGGGAATGTTCTTACCGAGGTTCTGGTCAAGAGGTTCTCCTTTCAAATCTTCAGTGTTTTTATAAGTCTTGTTCTTTTTGACATCGGATAATCTTTTGGGGATTTCCTCGAACACAAAGTTAGCCTCTTCAATACAAGTCGCCCTTGGGTCTATACCAAACCTATAAGGATTGACATAAGAGACAAACGGTGACTCACTTCTTATAAATTCGTTTAGTTCGGGGTTCTCGCGTGTTTCTTCCTTCTTGGGTTTACTTAAACCTAAACTCTCTTTAATCTTTTGGAACTTACTTTTCTCGCGGTCTTTCTTTTCTTTTTCAATAGTCTCTTCGGTGGGTACTGTGCCAAACTTAGTAGTGTAGCCTATTTTGCTTACACCCATTCCTAATACGTAACCGTCAAAAATTACATCCTTATTCACACCCTTTAATCCTAGTTCTTTGTAGTGGTAATTAAGTATCTCTCCCGCTATAGGTGCGGACATCTGGTCGTCTTCGTTTCTTCGTTTCGGAAGAGATACGATATAAGGCTCTTTAGAAGAAAGTGTGGGGATTATGTTGTCGACTATGGGCCCGATTACATTAAACACTGACACAGGGTCAGCGATGTTGTTTTCTTCCAAAAACCTTTTCGATACTCCCATATCGTAATACCCGATGTTCTCTCCCGAAAGAAGTGTATCGTTGTCCGCATTCTTACCAAACTGTTCGTCTCGGAACTTTTCAGCGTTCTGGATTTCAACCCGCCATCGCTGTATCTGTTCTTTGCTTATCTTTTTCATCAGCTATCTTTGTTTTTTTTGCTTCTATACCCAGTGTTTTTTGTGCGTCTAAACATAATCTCCAAAACCCTAAATTCTTGCTAAAGCACATCTCAGTCCCCTTTACTTCGTGGGGTGGTGCTTCCATATTAAGTTGTGAAGCGAGTAACTCTAGTCTTGTCATACTACCTCCTATTTGTGGTCTATCGGGTTACCAATTACTTTACAGTACAACCGTCTCCTACGATTTGACTGTCTTTTCTTAATTTTCCAGCACTTATCTCAGGATATACCTTCTCTTCTACCTTTTCTACCTTTTCTACCTTTTCTATCTTCTTTACTTTCCCAGCCTTTTTTGCCATTTTCCCTCCTTAGCTAAATGAATAACTTGGTAATCTTTTCCTTAACCTTCTCGGCAAGTGCCTGTTTCTATTTGCCTGTTCATTTATGGATTTCCTTTCAAGCCACGCCCCGCTGTATCTGGGAAGTTCTTGTTTTTTAACAACCCCACCCTTTCTGATTAATGGTATGTGATCTGCCAAGCTATCAAGTAAATCATTCGGTTCTGGCAGGTGGTCTGGGGTAAACTGTAACATCTGATGAGCTAAATCCGAAAATCCACCCTTTAAATTTTCTATTCTATCCCCTGGAAACTTTATTGCTCCTCTTTCGTGGTAGGGTTGAAGTGCCATCATACGAGTAAATTTCCCCTTTCCGTGTCTCGATGAACTATCAAACTCTTCTATAGAAAACAAAGAAAACGAGCCAGGGTTTTCCTGATGTTCCTTAAATATCCTTCGTTGGAGTTCCCCCCTTAACATCCTTCTAAAAAATATTGTCTCTAAACCAAAAATGTTAAATTTAAATCTATAATTTAAGGCTATAATTAAATCAATCATTTCTGATGGTTTTAATTGTTTACCAATCGCTTCAAGAATGTGCAGGGTTAATTTGTGGTCTGTTCCAACTACAGTTAAACCACACTTATCTTTGCCTTCTCCAGCAGGGTCTAGTGTCCCTGTAATATATAAATCAGTTGGTTTTATTGCTCCATAAAAAGAAAAATTATCTGACTTAAATATTGCTGATTCAGCACTAACTGGATTATTTTCATACAAACAAGAAAATAAATAAGAGCCCTGTTCTCTTAATTGTTTATCTAAAAATTCTTTCGTAAGCCCACAACTCTCAAAGAGCAACGTATCATCATAATATCCAGAGTTCCTGTGAAATAGAAAATTAGGAACCCCTTCGTTCTCAACGATTAGTCTTCTATATAAATCCCCAAAATGCCATATAGTACCAACCATAACAACTTGACCTCCAGGCCTTAGCAAAGATAGGGCTTTTCGATAACACTCTGCGACCTTATCCATCTGTTCTTTAGTGGTGACGTTCTTGTCAGATACGATATCATCAAAGATAATAAGATCATAGTGCCGTCCTACCAGAGAGGTCTCAATACCGGCTGTTTCTATGGTCGGCTCGGCTTGGGCTTGGGTACGGAAGTCTGTAAGTATCATACTTTCGTTCCATTTGCCCTTTTTGGAGTCAGTTTCCCAGTTCCCGAAGTAGAACCTCCACTTACCGGCTTTGCCTTCGATGTGGTTCTTAATCGATGTTAGAAACCCCTGAGCCTTAGAAGTAGCGTCGGAGTATATTAAAATCCTGGTATTGGGATTTTTAAACATATTCCAAAGAGAAAAAGCAACTGTACACACACAAGACTTAAAGGTGTACCTGGGCATTAGGACTAACTTAAACAAAGACTTCCTTTGTAAGAACTTACATAGTTCTTCGTGCTCGGAGTTCATATCCGAAAACCCCATTACATCTTTACAGAACAAATGGAAGTCTTTCTCGTAGGTCTGGCGGAGACCGAAGTAGTAGTTAGTCGCCTTTTCGAATAATTTATCCATATTTACACATAAATACTTGCTGACTGGCAATCGCAAGCGACACGTCCAGTCAGCGTTAACAAGTCGGTGGCAGTTGCTTTACGGGAAGTTTCGCTTTAAAGCTGGCTTATTCGCCTAGGTCAATCCAACTGCCTCCCACGCCACACCGACATTAAAAGAACAGCAAAGGGGAGCTTAGCCCTCCAAGCCCTAGAATATAAGTCGGCTGGTAGGATTTCAATTACCACTCCTAGGGGTGATAACCTTGTGCGGGTCGCACTAGGCGATACCACTTATAGCTTTCTTAGCAACGCCTACCTCATCAGAAAGCCACAGCCGACAGATTGTCAAAATTCAAATCGTCTTCTAATTCCTGAAATCTCTCTTTAAAGTCTTCAGTTAATATTAAGATACACATCTTATTTAAAGCCACCTGGCAGGGCTTCTTAGGCTTACCGATGGGGTTCCCCTGCACCTCAAAGCAAGCCACAGGTGACTATTCAAATAAATTAAAGAACAATATACACCCCATCAAAGACCAGAAGGTTATTGAGAGTCCTATAATCATAACTACACCCATAAAACACAAGAACATATCATAGTAGAGAGTTTAAGTGTCCCTACGGTGTTGACTTGGCATTTAGTTGTTGATTTCATTGAGTTTTTATTTTCTGTGGCCTTGAAAAGATTTAGAAAGATTTAGAAAGATTTAGAAAGATTTAGAAAGATTTAGGGAGTTAGGGTCATTTTCTAAATTTTGGTGGGCGCGGGTGGAGGGGGGTTACTATATAATATATATTCACAACTCGGTGGGGTGCCGTCCCCCTTCCCTCTCTACCCCTTGCCCTTGGTTCTTATAACATA